ACCGAGCCTATTCCCTGCTCGCCATCAAGCGGGTGGACGAAGACGCGCGCACCATCACCGGCACGGCGACGACGCCGACGCCGGATCGCCTCGCCGACGTGGTCGAGCCGGACGGCGCGCAATTCAAATTGCCGATCCCATTCCTGTGGCAGCACGATTCGCACCAGCCGATCGGCCATGTCACGACCGCCAAGATCACCAAATCGGGCATCGAGATCATCGCCCACATTGCCAAGGGCGTCGGGGAGGAAATCGATCGCGCCTGGTCGCTGATCAAGGCGGGACTAGTCACCGGGCTCTCGATCGGGTTCAACCCGATTGAGAAGGAAGCCATCAAGGGCACCGGCGGCGTGCGATTTACCAAATGGGATTTTTTGGAGCTCAGCGCGGTGACGATTCCGGCGAATGCCGAATGCACCATCGCGACTGTGAAATCAATCGATGCTGATCAGCGGGCCGCGCTCGGCCGCAAGCCGATCAGTGTCGATTCAAACCCGGCCGGCGGTTCGGCATTGCGTAAACGTGCAAGCCCGGAGGGCTACAACATGCAACGGACCATTGCCGAGCAGATCGGCGCATTTGAGACCCAGCGCGTCAGCAAGACGGCGCGGATGGAGGAAATCCAAGAGGCGGCGATCGGCGAAAGCCGCTCGAAGAACGAGGCGGAGCGCGATGAGTTCGACACGCTGTCGCGCGACATCGAAACTATTGACGAGGAGCTTAAGGATCTTCGCCGGATGGAATCGATCAAGGCGGCCGGCGCGGCTCCGGTACGGGCCGTCACCACATCGAGCGATGGCGGCAGCATCCCGGTGCACAACTCGATCATCGTCAAGACACCACCGAAGCTCGAGCAAGGCATCGAGTTCACGCGGCGCGTCAAGGTCGCGGTGCTGGCGCAAAAGACCCGCTATCGCGAGGACCAGATCGCGGAATCGATGTACGGCAGCGATAGTGAAGTGGCACATTACTTCAAGGCGGCGGTGCCGGGCGGAACGTCGATCTCGCCGAACTGGGCTTCCAATCTGGTGGCGATCGAGGCTGGCGGTGAAGCCGGGTTCCTGGAGTATTTGCGGCCGCGAACCATTCTTGGCCGTTTCGGAGAAGGTAACGTGCCTGCGCTCAATCCGATCGGATGGCGACAACCGCTGATCTCGCAGACTGCGGGTGGGTCGGCATACTGGGTCGGCGAGGGCGCCGCAAAACCTGTAACCTCGTTCAACTTCCAGCGTGACAAGATACTGCCGACCAAACTCGCCAGCATTTGCGTGCTGTCGATGGAGAATATTCGTGATTCGTCGCCGAAATCGGATGCGATCGTGCGCAATCAACTGGCTGCGGTGGTCAGCGCCGAACAGGATACGGCGTTCATCCTGCCAGCCAATGCCGGCACCGCCAACATCAAACCTGCCAGCATCACCAACGGCGCATCAACGATCGCATCAAGCGGCACTGACACCGCCTCGGTAATCATGGATGTGCGCAGCCTGATGGCGAAGTTCACCGGCGCCAACAACCCACCTACCACCGGCGTCTGGATCATGAATTCGATCAATGCGGGAGCGCTCGGGACCATGGTTAACCCACTGGGCCAGCCGTCATTCCCGACCATGAGCGACTTTACTGGCGGCACGCTGTACATGATGCCGGTGATCGTGAGTGACTTCGTCACAAATATCGTGGTGCTGTGCAATGCCAGGGATATCTTCCTGGCGCAGGATGACGGCATCCAGATCGACGCATCGGATCAGGTGTCGTTGCAGATGGATGACGCGCCGACCAACAGCTCGGCGACACCGACCGCGACGTCACTGGTCAGTATGTGGCAAACCAACTCGGTCGCGTTTCGTGCGGAACATGGCATCGGCTGGAAGCGTATGCGCACATCGGCTGTTGCCTATCTGACCGGCGTCAATTGGGGCGGTGCTGTCCATACCGCGTAAACCTCCCGACTTGGGGGCGGGCAAATGACGGGTCGCCCGCCCTGATTTTTATTCGCGTTCGATGTATCGGAATACGTCGCTGTCAGTTTCCCGGTTCATGGATCGCAGCGATTCATGCTGGGCGCTCCCAATGGTAATGGCCGATAAAAACATCAGACAGAAATATCCATAAGGCCACCAGAGCCAAGTCGAAAAGCTCAAATTGAACCAAATGATTCCGAGGACGCCGACAAGGGCAAGGGTCGTTGCCCAGCAGAGCACATTGATCCTGACGCGGTTAAGAGGACTCATTTGTTGCCGGAATGATAGGTGATTGTGCTCTCGGTAAAGGTTTTGGTCGTCTCTTTATCGCGAGTCCCGTCGCGGTCATTGTGTAATATCTTGGACGTTCCAAGGCTGGGCCTACCAAAGAACTCTAAAGCCTTGCTGATCTCATGAACCGTATATGGATTGCGCTCAGCAGCATATGTTGCACTGCTAAACAGCGCAGTGAAAGCAACGGTCGTAATCAGTAATCTCTTCACTTGGTAATTCCTTCAATTTCGTTCGGGTTAAGTTTCAACTTGATCATGATCCGCAAAAGCTTGGATACCGGCTCGGGGATGCGGCTTTCGCCGAGCGCGTAACTCTGGGAGGTGCGGCGGCCAATACCGAGCCAGTCCCCGGCTCTCTCTTGGCTGAGGCCGAGAGCCTTGATGGCGTCGCGATATTGGGTGGGTGTCATTCTTCCTAGTGAACGCGTAATGCAACGGCGAGAATGGCGGCATACGAGGCCAGCAGGCCCGCGAACAGCCAAGTGCCGATCGTTTGCAGGTGCATCAGACGGCCTTCGATTCCCGCAAGCCGGTGGTTGATGCCGGCCAGCTCGCCTTCGATTTTTTCTTCGTGGGTCCTCGGAATCATTTCGCGTTGTGTCGCGCGCGGAGCGAGGGCCTCGCACCCTCTCGGAGGTTTACTTTGAGCCTCTAATTATCTCGCTTGGCGAAAGATAATTATCAATGCGCTCTCCGTTTCAATAGAGCCAATATACACGCTATTCTCGCGTACGCAAGTCCAGCGTTATCCGTATGAATACGGTGGAGACAGATGACCAAGTTGATAGCGGAACGAACCCACAACTACGGAACCAGACGGTTGAGGGTCGGCGACGAATACGAGGCCACCGAGCCGGACGCCAGTCTCCTGGTTGCAGTTCTGATGGCGCGCTATGCGCCGGACCAGCCATCGACTGATGAACTGGACCGGCTGCGCGCCGAGGCGGAAGCTCTCGGTGTTCGTATCGACCGTCGCTGGGGATCAACGCGCTTGAATTACGAAATCAAACTGGCGCGATCGTGAAAATTCTCGGCATCCCGATTCCTTTCACCGGCGAGCGAGGCGCCGCAGTGGACGGGCAGAAGGCGCTGAACACCGTAAACAGTGTCATGGCCGGCAACGCCTGGTATCCGCTGATTCGCGAGCCGTTCGCTGGCGCTTGGCAACGCAACGTCGCAGTCAATGTCGAGACGGCGGCGAGCTTCCATGCCGATTTCGCCTGCAAAACCTTGATCGCGCGCGACATCGCCAAGCTGCGCGTCAAATTGATGGAGAAAGACGGCGACGACATCTGGAGCGAGACGACATCGGCGGCGTTTTCGCCCGTGCTGCGGCAACCGAATAGTTACCAGACAAGAAATCAATTCTGGGAAAGCTGGCTACTGTCCAAGCTGTCGCGCGGCAATACCTACGTGCTCAAGGTGCGCGACAATCGCAACGTCGTGACCGCGCTGCACGTGCTCGATCCGCTGCGGGTGCAGCCGCTGGTCGCCGACGACGGCAGCGTGTTTTACCGTTTGAACACTAATTTTCTTGCCGACATCACCGACATCACCGTGCCGGCGCGGGAGATCATCCACGACCGTTTTAACTGCCTGTTTCATCCGCTGGTCGGAACGCCGCCAGTGTTTGCCTCAGGGCTCGCCGCCATGCTTGGACTGAATGCGCAAAAAACCTCTGCGCTGCTATTCGAGAATAATTCGACGCCGGGCGGCATCCTGACGGCGCCGGGCGAGGTCAGCGATGTGGAGGAAAAGCGCATCAAGGAGGAATGGGAGCAACGGTTTTCTCGCATCAATCTCGGTCGCGTGGCGGTGCTGTCGGGCGGCATGACCTACCAGAAAATGCCGCTGACCGCCGTGGAAACCCAGATGATCGAACAGCTCAAATGGTCGGCGGAAACAGTTTGTAGCGTCTACCATGTGCCGCCGTACAAAGTCGGGGTCGATGTGCTGCCGCGCGGCTTTACCAATCTGCAAGCGCTCAACGTCGAATATTATTCGCAGGCACTGCAAAGCCATATCGAAGAAATCGAGGAGCTGGTTGATGACGCGCTCGGGATCGGTGAGGAAATGGGCCTGGGGACCGAGTTCGACACCGAGAACCTGCTGCGGATGGATTCGACGCAACAGATCACCGTCATCAAGGAAGCGATCGGCGCCGGCGTAATGGCGCCGAACGAGGGACGCGCAAAGCTTGATTTGAAGCCGGTGACCGGCGGCGACAACCCATACTTGCAACAACAAAATTACTCGCTTGAGGCATTGGCCAAGCGCGATGCCCAGGCCGATCCGTTCGCGCCGAACACGCCGCCGGCGCCGCAACCGGCACAGCCGGCCGATCAAACGGGGCAACCCGTCGATGAAGCCGTCGATGAAGCCGTCACGGTGCCAAAGTCGATCAGTCTCGACCGGGTTATGGATTTGTTCGTGAGGGCCGCGTGATGAATAATCTGCAGGCCGCATTTGATGCCGGCTTCGAAGCGGTGAAAAACTATATTGACGCCGAACTCGGGATGCTTATTGCGCGGCTCGCGGCGATCGAGATGAAAGGAATCGATAATGCCATTCCACAAAAAGCCGAACCCGGCCCACGTGGCGAGCCCGGCGAAACTGGGCCGCAGGGCGAAAGAGGTACTGAAGGCGCCCAAGGGCCGCAAGGCGAAAGAGGCGAGTCGGGACAGCAGGGTGAGCCGGGCGAGCGCGGCCGGGAAGGCACGGGTGTAGCCGGTGCGGCGATCACCCGCGAAGGTGAATTGATGCTGACCCTGACCGATGGCGCGGTGCTGATGCCGGGCCGGGTCGACGGCCGCGACGGACTGTCGATCGAAGATCTCTCGATCGAATATGACGGCGAGCGCACCATGACGCTGGTGTTTTCGCGTGGCGACAAGCGCAAGGAAATTCCGGTCACCTTCCCGTGGATGATCTATCGCGGCGTGTTCGAGGCCGGGAAAAACTATGCGCGTGGCGACACCGTGACGCGCAACGGGTCAATGTATCACTGCAATGTTCCGGCCACAGTAGCGCAGCCCGGTGACGGATCGGCCGACTGGACGCTTACCGTCAAGCATGGCCGCGACGGCCGCAGCGGCCGCGATGGCGACAAAGGCGAACGCAGCGTGAGGGTTGCCTGATGCATTCGATCGTTGAAATTCTGGAAGAGGCGACTGATAGCGCCGGTCCCGATTTGATCTCGCTTGACGATCTCAAGCTCGCGCTCGGCATCACCGGCACCGACGAGGACGCGCAGTTGCAGGCCATGATCACGTTCCAATCGCGCATCATCGCCGAGTATTGCGATCGCCGGTTCGGGCTGGCCGAGGCGCTCGAAACCTTTAGCTTCGATCCCTATGAAAACCTGCCGGCGCGTCAAGCCATCGTGTTGTCGCTTTATCCGGTCAACGAGATTTTCGAACTCTCGACTGCGGGC